CCCAGCACCTCCAACATCTGCCTGTGCAGGATCGGTAGGTCATAAATCTGCGGCGCGCCCTGCGCCAACTGCAGCGCGGCTTGGTACTGCATGATCCGCTGCGCCATCGTGGCGCTGTTGGGGTCACTGACCGGGATCACTTCAACGAGGTCATAGTCCGCCTTCTTGGCACTGCGGTCCCCGTCCACTGGGTCGTAGCTGTACTCTTCGGGGGAATGGTCGCGGATGATGGCCGCCAGCAGCTGGAACTCCTGCTTCATCGAGTAGTGCACCCGCGCCTGCACGGCGCTCATTGTCTTCAGGGTGCGCTCAAGTAGCGCCAGCGTGGTGCCGACAGGCGCGTTCGCGCTCATGTCGGAGATGTTCATGTCACTGATGGCCCCAAGCCGGCGCGCTTCCTCCGTGATCTTGTCCAGCAGCCCGGCCAGCACCTGACTCGGCTCTTTGTAAGGAAGTGGCATGATATTGTCACGCAGCACCCCACTAGCCACGTCCACGTCCCGCCACTCCCCCGGACCGATAGGGGTATCGTCGCCCTTGACCCGCAGCCCGCGTGTCTTCATCCCGCCCGGCAGGTTACTAAGCTGGCCGGCGTCCACCAGCTCCCGTATGATGCTCGTCCCCGCTCTGGCATACCCGCCGATCAGGTTGATAAGCCCCATGCCGTACGCACCAAACCCCGGGATATACGTGTACTGCACAAAGTGCTGGCGCTTGAGCTGGCGCTCGTCATCTTCCGCCCAGTTGCGATAGATGCTCAGTATTTTGCCGGTGCCCTTGTCCATCGTAACGATATAGGGTCGCGCGATGCCGTCCGGGTCTTCATCCCCCGGCACCTCCAGCTCCGCCTGAATCTCAAGGAACTGGTACCTGTCGTCCGTCGTCAGCGTGATGCCTTCGTGCTCCGCCTTCTTTTTCTCGATGTCCGTATGTGTCTGCGTCGGCTCGCCCAGCTCCACCTCGCGGTAAAACCCAAGCACCTGCAGCTTCTTCACCTCGTTGGGGGTCTTGCGCATCACATGCGTGACCCGCTCTGCAGTCTGCGCGCTGCTGGCGCCGTAGGGGATGATTACGTCCTCGGCCGGGCAGAACATCGACGTTTGGCGCCCCAGCGCCGTGTCGTAATACACCTTCTTGAACGCGGCGCCGGCCAATCCCAGACTGAACAGCATGCGCTCGTGCTCGGGGCGATACTCCTGCATCACCTCCGTAATCTCATAGTTCATGTCGTCGCGCACACGCACGGCCGCCTCGGACTTCTCCGGAGTCTCCTCACCAATAATCTCCACTTTCACAGGGCCCGCAGCCGGGAAGGTCTCCATGATGGTCTCGCTCTGGAACCGTATCGCGGCCTCGGCCAGCACCGTAGAGTACACCCCGCAAGCACCCTTCCAAGGCTCCGTACGCTCGTCATAGCGCATCCCAAGAACCTCCAGACCTTTGATGTAGTTGTCCACCCAGTCCTTGCGACTGGTGATGTCCGCCTCGACCAGCTCTTTCAGATCGGTGCCAATGGTAGACAGCTCGCCCTCCTCCAGCTTCTCCGCCAAATTCTCATCGAAGCTGTCTTCAGCTACCTCAATCTCCACGATGGCCATGCCCGGCTCACCCTCAATGTCGAACTCAATGGGCTCCTCGGACGCAGCTTGCAGGAAGGGGTTCTGTCCTTGGGGGAGGGAGTAGAGTGCTTTTTCAATGCTTGACATATTGGTTCCTTAGCGGTCAGCCATAGTAGGCTTTCTGACGTGAGCGGAAGTCCTCTACATTATCGTCCAAGTCACTGGGCAGGCGCAAGAACCCCCCGCTGCGGTAGCGCTCCATCGTCATCTGCACCGTGTCGGCATAGTCGTCGTGCAGCCCGAACGGGAACTCGGCCACGTTATCCACAACCTCATGCGCCCAGCGCTTGTCTGGGTAGTACACAAGCCCACTCTTGAAAATATCCGATATGGCGTTCATCCGCGCGTACTTGTCGTTGCTCACCCCGACCCTGCCCCGGCTCGGGCTCACTTCCGTGACCACGATGTTCATTCTGCGCATTTCTTGGATCAGCGGCGCGCCGGCCGCCTTCTTCTCAACGATCAGCGAGTCGGGCTCCCACTGCTTCCAGTGCTCCAGCGCCTTGGCCTTCAGCTCCGGGAACTCCCACTGCCCCTTGATGGCGTCAAGGAGGATGATCCGACTCTCTTTGTCCTCCGTCTCCCACACCCCCCACGTCGTACATGCCGAATAGTCGGCCCGCGTTTTGGCTTCGTGCGCGGTATCCCACGCAGAAATGATGAACTGCACCTCTGGAGGCTCGTCTTTCTCCCATACCTTCCACCATTCGCGCTTTATGAGGGCGCCTTCCTCGCTTGTGGGCTCCTGCTGGTACTGGGCGCTCCAGAACTGAGGCAGCATCGACGCTTTTTTGGCCTGCAACTGCTCAATCGGCCACTGCTCGCTCCAAAGTGACTTGCCCGAGGGTAGGATTGCCGGAAACCGCACCTCCAGCCACTGCGGCGACACTGGATTGTCCTGCGCCCATAGCAAAGCACGTCCGATGGGGTCTCTTTTGCCCCACCGCGTCCCGATCATGACTATTTTGCCATTTGGCATGAGCCGCTGCAGGGGCCCGATCTGCATATACTGCCACGCGTTGTCGAAAGTGGCGTCGGGATTGGCCATCATCGCGTTTTCTGACACCAAATCATCTGCAATCAGCAGGTGGGCGCCGTGCCCAGCCACATTGGCGCCGATACCAATAGCCAAATACTTGCCGTTTGTCGTTGTCAGCCAGTTCCCGGCCGCCGCCTTGTCCTTCGCTACCACGGTGTCAGGGAAAATCTCAGAGTACACGGGGGAGTCGATCAAATCCCTGATCTTTCGCCCGAATCCAGCGCTCAGGTCAGCTGTGTGCGTCACCATAATGATGTGGTGCGTCGGGTTGTGGCCCAAATACCACGCTACAAACAGGTATGAGATGGTTTCGGATTTCCCGAAACGAGGGGGCATACTCACAGTCACCCGTGGTTCCGTCCCTTCGAGGACTCTATGCAGTATCGGGCGCAGGAATCTATGGTGGGGCCCCTCTTTGAACCCCGGATACACGCGGTGGCAGAACAAAAGGAAGTCGTCTCTGGCGCCTTGGAGCCCTTTTTTGTCGGCCAAGTCGTCCAAATCCTTGAGCAGCGCCTCCTGCTCCTTGGGCGGGAGCGTCGGCAGCGCCTTCAGAAGCGCTTCAATCTGTGCTGGTGTCAGGGGGTTCATAAGTACTGCAGCCTCCATCCCTTTACCAGCCTGTCTGTATTCACCCGCTGCGACGGGTAGCTCAAATCGCACCCAATATCCTTGGCGCAAGCAATCGTTGTAAGCCATTCCCGGTGCTCTCCGTCCTTTGCCCCAAACAACGGCTTCCCCCTATCTTTGCGGATGGGGTTTGTTTTTAGCTTAATGGCCATCCTATCAAGATGTTCCTTAGACGCGCGATGTATCGTTACCTTGCGGCCCGCTGCAAACCCCTCCTTAATCCGTTCCGATATTAGCTTGCGCGTGGCGTCACTATGTTTCTTGCCCTGCATAGGGTTAGGGTACCCCGCCGATGCCGCCCGTTTTGAGGCCAGTGCCTGTGGAGACAGCTTCTTTCCTCTGTGCGCTGCAGATATTTTCTCTTTTGTCTCCACAGATAGTGTGCATCCAAGACGAGGCAGCAGCACGTTTGTACATATATTGAAATTGTTCCCTGCAGCGAAAAGCGCGTCGAGCGCCTGCTGCTCTAACTGCGGGAGGGAGGTGATTGACAGCGCGCTGGCGATATGTGAAAAATGAAACGACGCCTCTCCGTACTTGTCCCACGCACGCTGTAGCCTACTGTTATCATGCTTGCCTGCGCGTAGCGCGTACCTGTGCTGCTGAAGTCTGCGCTGCACTACCACGGCAGACCCAATATATACACGGCCAGTAGGAACGCACTCGATTTTGTAAAGCCCCTGCATGGTAAATCTCCTGAAGTTTCAGTGATTGTACCAACCTCTGAAGAAAAGTCAAGCACTTTTTTCTTTTGGCTCATGACGAACTACCGCTATGTCTTTAATCTCTACGTCGTCTGGAGCTTGTTGCGGGGGCAGCATATTCTTCAACCGCGCCCGAAGCCTTTCTTCAATATCGGAAGCATCCTCGTGCCGGTGAGTAACTTCAATACGCTCTGAAAACGCGGCTATTTCCGTCAACTTCCCAAGTAGCTCCAGTGAGCGCAGTCTGATGCGCGCGTCGCCTGCCTTGGACTCCTCCAAAAGCTGCGCGCAGATGTACCCCCGAATTTTATGGGCCTCCTGCACAAACTCCCATGAGTAGGCGTCGAGCATCGTCACGAGGTGCTGCACTGCTTCTGGCGCGCGCAGCGCGAGTAGGTTCTTCTTGGCCCGGTCTGGGTTTTCGTCGGGGCTCACAAGGGAGGTGAAGGCGGTGCGCGCGAGGGACTTGGCGTTGGCATCCGCTTCGGGCATGGGCTCGTCCAGCCAGTTCAGCGTGCGCAGCTGTGCGCTCAGGATTTCTCCGGGGGGCAGCGCCTCTGGGATTTGGTAGTCTGGATCGACCAGATGTTCGAGGATCATTGGGAAAGTTCGCTCCAATAAGTTGCTTGCATTGTATGGCGCGTGGGAATATACTGCAAGGGCCGCGTTTAGTCATTTGGGCGCGGTGCTCTCCTAGTTGTGAATTTGGGCGGTCCTTGTGGCCGCCCTCTTTTCTTGTTGTTGCGAAGTAAGCACTAACTTCAGAAGCACCATCGGCTGAAAAATATAGGGGGTGGGGGTGCCTGCTGGGTTGGATGCCGGGGGGTCTGCTATGTACTCTTTAGGTAGTGGGTGCGGAGAAAACTTGACAAACGCAGTCAAGTATAGGCCGTTTGTCTCGAACACTGTTCATACCACGTCGCCTCACACCTTCACACAAAGGGATGCCCGGTATACGGTACCCTCGCCGCAACCCCGAAATGGGGTACGCTATGCTCCGATATACCCCCATAGAGTACAATAGAGGCATCGGTTAGGGATTGGCCCTGATTGATCGGGGAGACAATGTCTCCCTGCAACCTGTACTCTTTAGGAAATGATATGAAAACAACTTCTTCCATTCAAGCATTCGCATTCAACTTCGCATCTGGACTGCGCCAAGCCTTCACGGCCTGTGATGTTATCCATGCGCAGTACGTCAAGGCGGACGACGTGAGCAAAGCGGCAATGAAAGTGGAATGGCAGCTCGGCTACGTTTGTGGCAGGTTAAACGTCGACGTCGTCAAGGCCGCACGCATCCTGAGCCAGAAGCGCGCCGAACGGAGCTACGAAGCAGAGCT